TTAACCGCCGCAGGCTGAATGATCGCAAGATTTCCGAGCGCGCCATTCTTGTACGTTCTTGCCGCGTTAAGAAGCTGCGCGTAATTGCCTTGTGCGTTGTCGAGGTTCGGCAGAGATACCGCAAATCCGTCAGCATTGACAGCAAGCGCATACGCGGGAAGATAGGCGTATTCAAACGTATCAAGCGGATCGTGATTTCTGCAAAAAATGTCAAACGGTTGCCACCCTCTGTAATGGTGTGCTGATACTCCGAGTTTGTCGCCCGAACGGTAATAATAAGCCCTAGGGCACTCGACCGCTACATAGTCGCCCTTTGTGCCGTCCTCTGCGTAATCAGCGTCTCCGAGATAGGCTTCTACGACAAAATGCGCGTAAACTGTCGGAACTCGCATTTCCCAGTGCCCCACACATTTACGTCTGTTGTACGGCGTGACATCGTCAAAATTATTGATAACCGCCGAATTATCGCCATCGGTTCCGACCTGTGCTGTCATGCCGACAGAATCCCACAACCTTGTCAGTGCTGACGCACTCTGACCGATGCCTGATACACCGTACCTTTTAAGCCCTTCGGCTTCTTTAATCTGTGTTAATTCGCTCTTTAACTGACTTATTTCGTCGCCGGTTTTCTTCGCGTCTGCAGCCTTTCCGGTCGTGGAAAGCGTGCTGTCGATCTCGACCTTTGTCGCGCCTTCCGCGATCCCGGAGAGCTTGGTCTTCTCAGCTGTCGTATAGTCATTAGTAGACAGGCCCTTGCCGGTCACCTTGTCCACCTTCAGGGCGAGCGCGTCGCCGGTGGCCTTGCCGTCTGCCGCTTTGTCCGGGACGCTGAGGGTCTTGTCAGTGTCGAGGGCTGCAGCATTATACACGCCGCCGTCAGTCCACGCGGATCCGCTCCAGTAGTACCAATGTCCGTTAGACACGCCCGTCTCGGATCCCGTGTACACATACACGCGGGTGTGATCCAGCATGTCGGCCTTGAGCGCAGCTGTAAGCGGGGCGCCGAAGGACTCGATGCGCGCTTCCTCTGCATAGTATTTAGCCTCGGCTACGAGGCCCTGGAGCTGGCTGTCAGACGCGATCGCGTCCGGATCCACGACGTCAGCGTCGACCACGACGCGGATCAGCGCTGTCATGATGTTGTGCGTGCCGTTGATGATGTCCAGCTTTGCATCCCAGACTCCGGCCACAGCCGTCATCTGCATGTCTTCTGCCACCACTACAAAGTTGCCTGTCACGGTTCCGGTCGTGCTGTACACGTTGCCGTCCGGCTTCGTGCCGGAGAATGTCGCCGTACAATTGGAAGGAAGAGGAGCGCCGAGGATGCGGAAATTGATCAGGCGCCCGTTCTCGTTCTGGCTCAGCGTCAAAAACGTCCGCAGGCGCTTTTCGGAGGGCTGAGCATAAACATTAATATTAATGTCCTGTATTACTGCCATAGATTTACTCCTTATAGATCTGTTCTGCAGTCCTGGCACCGTACCCCAGTGTTATGGACTGGGACTGCGCGCCATAGTTTCCCGTGAGCCCCTGCTCCGGGTAGTTAAGGCCGACAATGTCGCCGGGCATCACGTCCGGGATGTACCGCCTCGTATAGGAGACGGTCTGCCGCACTCTCTGAGACTCTCTCAGTCTTCTCTGCGCGTATTCCGCGACAGATTCATCAGCCGAGAGCGTGCAGCTCTCGCGCTTCCACACTTCCCTGCCCCTGTTCTGGACGGACAGAGGGCTGTCAGGATCGTCGTCCCTGGCTATTCCGGTGACGTCGCCGGCCACGGCCATGAACACGTTCGGGCAGCTGTACCAGTCCGCGGAGACCTTGATCTTTGACTCGATCACGTCATTCGCGAGCGGATCGAATCGGACCGAGGGCTCCCTTGCCGGAGGCATGACGCGGATCGTGCCGTCCCCGTCGATGCGGATCCTCCAGCCGATCGCGTCGAGGATCCTGTCTGCCATGCTGAGGTTCGACTCCCCGTCCTCCGCGATGATGGATCCGGAGAGGACCGGGGCGCCGTCCGTCACGACGACCGGAGCCGGCGAGACTGACAGGAGCTGACGGACCAGTTCCGCGCCGTCCATGCCTGCGGGTGCGTACCATCCGCGCGGCAGCAGGACGTCTTCTGCAGGTTTGAGCACCGAATAGCATGTCAGCGAGTTGGACACCCGCGTCCCGTTGATGTCATCATCCGGGGATGTTGCCAACCCGGTGAAGAGCGGCACATGCGCTGCAGCGCCGTCCTGCTTCACGTCCATGTAGACGCGGACCCACTGCTCAACGTCGATGTGGTAGTTGACACAGGCGAGATCCGCGGACTGCCGCTTGCCTGTCGTCTCCCGTTTGATCGTGCCGCCTGTCAGCCGGATCACTCCGACGTCGCGCCAGGTGGCAGGATCCACGCGCTCTGCATAACACAGAGCGCTGTATCCTTTACTGTAGTCAACCATTATTGACGCCTCCTGTCTCCTGCCATTCGGCATAGGTCATGCCGTCCAGCGTCTCCACGTCGACGCGTGTGATCGTGAGCGAGAACTCGACGATGTTGTGGCCGGTGGCCTGCTTCTGCGCTTCACTCACCTGGACGTCTGCAGCATAGCTGCTGCCGTCAGGCGTCCGCACATGACAGATCCCGGCGTACACCGCGAGCCTGCGCATCTCCTCGATCGTGTCCATGTCGTCCGTGGTCATCACTGTCGAGATTGTGCCGTTCCTGCTTACCGCAGGATTCCAGTCGCCCTGGACGGATCCTCCGAGGTATTTGGTCTCGGTGAAGTCCTTCTTCCAGCTGTGCGTGATGCCGAGCTCGTACTCGAGATAGACCCTGCCGGTGCCGAAGTCGATGATGGCATAGTCGCTCATCAGCGTATCGCCCTCAGCCTCCCGCAGATCTGTCCACGCGAGCTCGTCGTCTTCTGTGATGTAATCGCCGTTCTCGGTCCTGAGCACGAACCTGTGGCCGCCATGCGGGCCTATGGCCGGATATGGATCGACGTAGGTGCCGCCGAACGTGGCGCCCTCATAGATCAGCTCCGGCCTGTCCACAGACAGCCTGTAGATGTCGCACACGTCCGTCGCTTCGGCGCCTGCGGGCGCGATCGGGTAGAGCACCGCGACCGCCTGCTCCTGCATGACGTCCGCGAACGCGTCCGGGATCTGCGCCTGATGGTCCCAGTGCACCTCGAACTCCTGCACCACCTCTGCGCTCTGTCCGAGGCCGTCCTGGACTGTAGCTATGAGTCTGTAGCCCGCGCCGTCATCCAGGTGCCCGATCAGGTCGTCGTTCGAGATGACGATCTGGCTCTCTCCGGTCTGCGTAAAGACCACCACAGTCTCACCCTCGAACCCGTTGTACTCGGTCTCGTCAGGCCTTGAGACGTGGTATGTCTCAGCTCTCTCGATGATCACCGTGGTCGTGCCGCCTTCGTCTGCGCCCGTGACTGTGACTGTCAGGGGCATCTCTGCCAGTGAGTTGACCGTCCGGCTCACGCCGTCCACGGTGATCGTCTGCTCTTCCAGTGAGATCTGAGAGATCTCTGCCACAAGCGGCCCCGCGATGATGACCGCCGCAGGATCCGACCACTCAGACATATGGCCGGACGCTGAGGCGACCCTGACGGCGATCAGGTGCGACTCTCCGGTCTGCCATCCCGCCGCCTGCGCGCTTATGGTCACGCGCTGCGCAGACTCTGCGACCGCCAGCGTCGTGTACACCGTTTCGTTGTTCTCCTCCGTCACTTCCGCGACCTCTGCGGAGGCCTGCACGGATCCGTCGGTGGACGTATACGCCCACGAGGCTGTGACCGTGCCCTCTTCGGTGATCACCCCACCGGAGAGCTGCAGGATCGGTACTGCAGGAGCGCTCGACAGGTCAATGCTGACCACGTCAGAGTAAGCGCCATACGTCGCTTCGTTTCCGGTTCCATTGGTCAGCCTTACGCGGATGTACCAGGTCTTCCCGGTCTCGAGGCCTGCTATGTTCCACGCGCTCGCGTGAGTGCTGGAGAGGAGATATGTCTCCGGGCCGTCGGTGGACTCCCACGCATCCGCGTGATCCGCCCAGGACAGCTCTGCATTTGTCGCCTCGGCCCATGCCCAGTCAAAAGCCACGCGCACGGTGCCGGGATTCGCCGTCCTCGACACGGTGACGGTCTGCGGAGCCGCAGGAACCGTGCCGCCGTACTCTGCCATGGCCGACTGCATGAGCGCCGACACAGCGTAGCTGGTCGTGCCGTCTGCCCTTGCCGTAGCTTCGTACGTGCCGACCGCAGCATACACACCGAAGCGGATGCCGCTCGTGCTTGCCCATTCAGGGCACTGCACCGTCACGGACGTCTGCCCGTGAGGGATTATGCCGATGTCAAAGCCGTCAGGATCCTCCGCCGTCATGTATCTGACCACGAGGAAGGCGTCCTCGACTGCGGATGTGTTGTCCGCAGTGACCGTCGCCCTGTATGTGGTCTGATCTGTGCTGACTGACAGGTTTTCCGGAGTCTTGGGTCTTCCGACGGCTGCCAGCGTAGCCACGCCATAGGTCGTTGTGCGGTCGTGGATCGTGTTCACCCTGATGAAGAGGCACTGATCAGCGCCGACCTGGGAGTCGAGGGAAAAGGCTGCAGCGTCAGATCCGTCTTTATAGGCCAGCGTCATGGCGTCTGTCCATGTCGCAGTGTCCGGACACGTCATACCGGTGTCAGGAGCCGAGAAGGCGTACTGTACATTGATGCTGTCGACCGGATGCGATGCGGACCGCGGTGTCTGCCACCGGGCAGAGCACAAATACCCGCCCGCGTCGGTCTCTGTGGCGCTCGCTGAGACGTTTTTGGTCTGATAGGGGACCGAATACACGTGTCTCGCATAAGTCCAGTCTGACCAGCCCTGAGGGCCCAGCGACCGCAGACGGAACCAGCGCGTGTGCGCGTTGCCGTCGTTGATCACGGACGTATCCTCGACGATATTGGCGGAGCTGTTCGCCCCTGTCGCGCTGTGGGCTGTCCACTCGCTGTTAGGGATCTTGGATCCGTCGGTGATGTTGGAGTTGGTGACGAGCGCTGTCTGGCACTGCATTTTCACAAACCATCTGGCGCTGTCATTGGCCACGTTCGTCGTCCACGTAAAGGTGCAGACGTTGTCGTGATCCGGATCCAGCGCCACTGTCAGCTTGGGCCTCGCCGGGACCAGGACGTCGTACGTCTTCTCCGCCCAGGCTGACACCTGCGGATTGACTGTCTCGTTCCCGTTTTTGAAGTCCTTCCTGCGGCCGCGTATACGTACGTATACGGCGGCCAGCCTTTTCTTGGTAGTGGGATAGAAGTTCGCAGCAGTCACCGCGATCGTCTTCTTGGTCGTTCCGCTGCCGATGGCCACGGTCTGCCATTTGCCGCCGGATACGCGCCACTGGAAGGTCTGCCCCTCGCTGTAGTCCTTGTCCCCGATCTTCCAGGAGACCACGAAGGCCGAGCCGCTTCTCTTTATGGACAGCCCTGTGGGCTTTTTAGTTGTATATGCCATTATGCTGTCCTCGCTTGAAGTTTAAATTCCTTTGCAAAGCGGACCGCCCAGTCTTCAGGGTTTTCCGCGCCGTTAACTGTTACATATACTGTCGTGCTGCCTCCGGATGCCTCACGGATGTCGCGCAGCAGATTCTCGCGGCCGTACATGATCTCGTCGTGAGCCTCACCCGCGCCGAAGATCGTAGGATGACGGAACAGGTAGGGCGTCGCCGTCGCCTTGTCATACCAGCTCGTACTGACTGACGGTGTCCCGCCGGTCTCCGCATTGAAGCTGCCCGACATGGTGAAGTGCGGGACGCGGATGTGCTGCTCGAAGTCGAAGTTCGTGTTCCTGAAGCGGCCCTCGAGCCTGTCGATAGCAGAGTCCGCTCTGTCATACACGTCGTTCATGACCGCCTGCATGCTGTCCGCAAGACCAGCGCCTCTGATCGCTGTATTTGCGTTTGACATAGCCCGGTTGAAGTTCGTGCCGAACAGGACGACCTGCTTCGTGGAGTTCTGGGCCGACTTGTTGAGGTCCGTGAAGGATCCTGTCAGGGACCGGATCTGCGTCGCCGCTGTTCCGGCTCCGGATGCTGCATCGTTGATGTCTCCGACGCCCTTTGCCGTGGCGCCTAACGTCGCGCCCAGGTCGAGCACGTTTGTCCCTGTGGTCAGATTGATGACCGCCCCGGCCAGCTTCTCGAAGCCCGTGCCGGCGTTTAGGGCCGCCTCGCCCATGCTGTCGAAGATCCCGGCTACAGACCCGAGGACACCTTCGACGCCTCCGGAGATCGCGTCAATGACCTGCGTGATCCCATCGGAGATGGTAGTGACAGTGCCGTCGACTGTCTCGCCTACATTAGTGACGATAGAATTGATCTCCGGAGCGTTCTCGCTGATCGTGTCGATCAGGCCGCCGACGGAGTCCGTAACTTTCGCTATACCGGTGCAGGCGAGGTCCACACCTCCGCCTATTGCGAGAAGCGCGGCGCCAAACACGCCGATCCCGACTGCTCCGGCCGTGAGTCCGGGACCCACAGCGGAAGCTACCGCCATAAGAGCGCCCACGCCTATCGCCATACCGGCGAGCGTAGCGATCGCAGGCGTACCGGCCGAGGAGACCTCGATCGCGGCGTCTGCGAGCACTGCCATGGCCTGTGCTGCTATGTAAAGGGCCGCCGCGGCTGCTATCATCTGCAGCGCGCCTCCGGCCATGTTCGTGAAGGATCCGCCCGCCGCTTCCACAGGAGCCGCGGCAGAAGTCGCCGCGCTGGCTGTGTCGCCGAGCTTCCCGGCAAGACTGCCGAGCCCTCCGGTGATCGCTGAGATCCCGCTCACGGCCTTGCCGCCCACACTGAGCAGCGGGCCCGCCACTACGGCGATCCCTGCGCATTTGAGGATCACGTCCTGCATCTCCGGGCTCAGACTGCCCCAGCCTTCACTGAGAGCCTGGACTCCGGAAGTAAGACCGCCGAGCACATCGGTGATCAGAGGACCCGCCGCTTCCACGAGATCCGCTCCGAGGAGCTTCATCTCGTTCATCGTCGTGGTCATCTTGTCCATTGGGCCCTGAGTGCCCTCGAAGGTCGTGCCGACCGAGTCGCCCCAGTCCTCTACGGAGCTGGAGAAGTCGTCAAAAGACAGTCTGCCATCCTGGACCGCCGCAGCGATCGCGGGCCCGGCCTTTGCCCCGAAGAGCTCCATGGCCGCCTGTGCGGCTTCCGTGTCGCTCCCTGCTCCTGCCATCTGCTCCTGCAGGTCTGCGAGCGCGTCGCCCATAGACTGGCCGTCCTTGGTCGCGTTCTGCAGTGCCTTCTTGAGTCCGGTCATCACTGCCGAGCTGTCCACGCCGCTCTTCTCGAGATTTGCGAGGAAGCCGATCGACGTGTTGATGTCGTAGCCCATCTCCTGGAGCGCCGTACCGTTAGAAAGCAGAGACTGTGCCAGCTTGTCCATCGGGACGCCCGTGTCCTGTCCTGCCTTGTTGAGCATGTCCAGGACGTCGCCAGCGTCCTCAGCCTCCAGGCCGAAGGCAGCCATCGCCGCCTGTACGCTGTCGATCGAATTCGATACATCGGTACCATTAAGGTCCGCAAATTTTATAAAACGCGCAGACAGATCTTCGAGAGCCTGCCCGGTCAGACCGAACCTCGTGTTGACCTCTCCGATCGCCGCTCCTGCCGTCGCGAAGTCCGTGGGGATGGTCGTGGTCAGGTTCTTCATGATCTCGCTCATGCTATCGAGCGCCTCTCCGGAGGCTCCCGTCTTCTGCACGATCGTGTCAAGACCTTCGTCGACCGACTTCCACGATGCCACAGCCGCGGCACCCACCGCCGTGAGAGGGACTGTCAGTCCCTTGGTGAGCGTCCCGCCTGCGCTGGTCATTGACTTGCCCATAGCCTCCGACATGGACGCCCCGGCTGTTTTACCGGCCGCGGCGCCAGCAGGCTGCGCGGCTTCTGTCAGATCATTCGTTATGGTCTGCTGTGCGCCTTTCATAACCGGAGTGACGGTTATGGTCGCTTGTGCTATTTCCGGCATAGTTGTTTCCTCTTAGCCTCGAACCATTTGCGGAGCTCTGCAGGCGGGAGAGGATCCCGACCGAAGCGCTTCTCCTCGTCCGGGCGTTTTACTCCGGAACGCGGGTACAGCTTAGGCTTTCTGGCAGGCTGCTTTGACCCTATAGCTACGAGGTTCGCATTGATCCAGGCAAGCTGGTCATAAATGTCCGCGAGGATCTTGTTGGTCTTCGTGGCGCTGCCCCACTCGTATACATCCGGATACAGCTCCCGCATGAGCGCCGAATCTGGCCCGATATGCTTAAAAAAAGAATCGAGCGCATCCCATGATAAGGTGCGCCCGACGTCATTGATCTCGTGACCTGTCTTCGTGAGCAGGTCGTACTCTATAGCCTCGCGGTGTTCGAGCACTGCCCGCGCGAGGCCGATCATTCCCCCGGAGTCTTAGCCTCGGCCTTTGCCGTCTCGGCCTTCCAGGCGTTGATGATCGCGTTCCACTCATCCACAGTGAAGGTGTCTGTCACCTCTTTTGGGATGTACTTGCACAAGAACTGCCGCGTGCCCTCAGGCGTCGAGAGCTGGACCCACTCCTCAGGAGTGATGCTCCCGCCCAGCGGCACCTTGTAGGATTTGTCGTCGACGTTGATCTTGAGCGTTTTGACGATGTGTCTTTTGAGTGTAAATTCAGGCATCCGTGTCCTCCCTTTTGACTATTATCAGCCCTCTTCCATGATCATGTGCCAGCCGTCACCCTGTCCGGTGATTGTAGGCACCCATTTGATCGCGTCGCCAGGCGTAAAGCTGACATTATCGACCGCGGTGATCTGGCCCTGAGTGCAGCCGATCGCGATCATGTCGTCGCCGTCTTTCATGATAAAGATATAAGCCTCAGGATCAGGGAGATCCCCGTCAGACAGGTGCACGTTGATCGTGTCGCTGCTCTTCGTGACATTATCCGCACCGACTACAGTCTTGAGAGACTCCTCGGTCGTGTCCATGATGGGAGCCTGCACAGTCTCACTGTGATCTGTGAGAATGCAGCGCTTGATGACATTCGCCCAGTTCTTCAGGTTTGTCACGCTCTTATTAAGCGCGAGGACAATGCCCTGATCAGACACATCGCCCACATGAATCCATGTATTAGGCAGCGCTGTTGCCAGCGTTGTGGGAAGGGCTGTGCCTGCAGGCGCATGATAGAACATTCCGGTCGCCTGACCGGTTCCCAGTTTAACGTCCATATTAGACCTCTACTTTCTGCTGATGCGCCGTCACGGAGATCCGCGCGGAGCACATAGCAAGATCCGGCCTCACGGGATCTGCGCCCCAGGAGCCGGATGTATTAACAACTACATGGCGGAGGGCCGTTGTCTGCTCCTTCGCCGTCTGGATCAGGATCGCTTTCGCCATGTTCAGATAGCTGAGCGCCTCCGCTTCCGTTTCCGCACGGGAGTCCAGGACGACCTCGAACGTGTCGACCCGGTCTGTATCCGTACCGCCGACCTGTGTGACCAGGATGTTCGGCAGGCTGTAGTCAGCCGGAAGAGGGCGGCAGTATGCCTTCTGGTGCGGCTCGAGCGCCATCCTGACCTCTTCTTCAATATCAATAGATTTGTGTATGATCATCCGTGCACCGCCTTGCTGAGGATCTTGTTCTCGGCTTCCTCGGCCGAGGTCGCGTCGTCATTAGCGACCACCCGAGCGATCGGGCGCGTTACGCCGTATGCGGAGTCCTGGAAGCGCGGCTCATTGGACGTCTCTACATGAAACCCGGAGCCCTTCGTCACGCTGCCGTTTGCGCGGGCCGCGATCGTCTCCGCGGAAGACTCCACGATCGACGCGGCTCCCTGCAGGCATTCGGAGAAGCCCTTCGGATCGAACCTGATCGTGATCTCTGTCATCCGCGCCACCTCTCTATGCTCAGCTGCATGTGGCTGACCCGTCCTGTGGCGCTCGGCCAGATCTTAGGGTCCCCGTTAATCGTGTAGACGTTTCCCTCGAATTCGATGCGGTCACCTGCCTGCACGTCGGAGTCCTCCGGCAGATATACGGTGAAGCCGTCAGAGATGCCGAGGACGCGGCCGTCCTGGGACAGCCCTGTCGAGGCCGGCTGCACAGAGCAGCCGCAGATCTCAAGCAGATCCGTATTGTTATCCCAGTCCGGGACCTTGGAGCCTCTCAGCACCTTCTCGCCGGGCCGGATCCGGATGATCGTCTGCGTGCACCATCTCGGGGTCATCAGAACACCCCTCTCAGCCTGTACGGAGACAGGACTTCCTTCGAGTCATCCGCGAGCGCCGTTGCTTTCGCCCCGTTCGCCCACGTGGCGTTATAGGTCACGGATATGCCTCCGGCCGTCTCGGACTGCACGCCGTCAGACGATGCGAGCGCATGCGCTACGCGGTCCGCCAGGATCGCCATGAGGCCGTCTGCGCCGCCTTCCGGAAGCCCCGCGGTGTATCTGACCACCAGCGGAGTCCAGAGCTTCAGACGCGACCAGGGCAGGCCGAAGATCCTCAGGATCCCGTTCGGCATGAGTACGAACGAGTCATACTCGACGCCGTCGATCGTGATCGACTCGATCTCGGACACGAAGGTCGCCGGGAGCTGGATCAGGATCATGCGGTCTGAGACCGTGACAGCTTTGTCGTAGAGCGTTGTTTTCAGCTCGCATGTGAGCGCCGGGTAGATATGCCATCCGCAGAAGTTACGGATCGCAGAGGCCGCCGCTTTGATGCTGTGCTCGACGCGCCCATCGGTCAGGTATTTGCCTGCGGTGATGTCGTTGAACTCCGAGAGAGTCATGATGCCGGGAAGCGCATCGACGTCAGTCAGCGCGTAGCCCCATGTCGTCAATGTACTCATTTACCCTTCACCGCCTTTGCCTTATTAGCGGGCTTTACCGCTTTGTTCTGCGGTTCCGCCGCTTTCTTTTCCGGCTTGACCTCCACAGCACCGGCGGGCTGTTCGCCTTCCTCGTACTGGAATTCCATGCCGTTCACGATGTATCTCTTAAGCATTGGATCACCGCCTTTCGTTAAAAAGGGAGGGCCGGAGCCCTCCCTTAGATCAGCATGTTCTTAGGCTGTTGCCTTTGTAAGGACCTTGAAGCCTGCAGGACGTCTGACAGCAAGCTCGATACGCTCTTCTGCCCTGATCGTCATAAGGTTCTTAATGAAGTCGTCCTCGTTTGAATTTGTGGAAGCGACGCTCACGCCGCCGTTCTGAACCACGGAGCCGCAGGTCCTGAACGCGCCGATCGCGAACTTGTTTGCGGCGATCGAGGTAGTCACGCATACCGGGATACCCCAAATGTTCGGTACGTTCTGGGAGCCGAAGGGGCCGCCGCCGAAGTACTCATTCGTGGTAGTCTTGAGTGTGCGGATCTTGAACCAGTCAGCGGGGTTCAGGGCGATCGCATCAGCCGGATAACCGGACGCGATCTGTACGTCCATAGCGGCCTTGAGGATCTCATCGCAAACATCAAGATAAGTGGCTGCAGCTGTAATGCTGCCTGTGCCGATGCCGGAAGTGCCGAGCAGCTTCGTAACGAGGTAGTTCTGCTCTTTCAGGCCCAGGGCGTAAAGCAGTCTGCCGTTGACCGCGCTGGCCAGGAATGCGTAGTCGTTGATGTATTCCTCAGACTCTTTGATGTACTCCGTAATCTTGTGCAGAGATACAGTCTTCGGAGTGGGGTCTGCAAAGTGGACCTGCGCCTTCTCCGCGCCTTCTGCGGTGTCTGCGGGCTCACCTTCCATCGCGCCCTCTACGAGATAGACGAGCGTAGATCCGGAAATAGTCTCAGCGCCGAAAAGATCTCTGATCACCAGAGGAGTGCGCGCTGCTGTGACTACGTTTCTGTCAAAGGTTGTCGCAAAATCTACAGCTCCGGCGGGGCTCATCTGCACATCGCTCGCTGCCTTCACGAAATCAGGTGCGATAATATTGAATCCTGCACGAGGCGCGATCCTTCCCTTCTGGCGCACGACGTTTGCAAAATGCTCGCCGAGGCTCTTGGCCTGCATCGGCTTCTCGGGATTCTTCTCGCCGGGTGTTCCGATTGTGTTCAGAATATTCTCTGCGTCAGCTGCAGCCTTGAGCTTTTCCTGGAGCTCCTGCACCTTGTCGATCGCTTCCTGAAGATCAGCCGCGGACTTCTCGCCCTTCTCGACTGCCTTCTTTACGTTTGTGAGAGTTTCAATTGCTTCTTTAAGCTTTTCTTTGAGATTCATTTGAATCCTCCTTATTGCGTTATGATCAGCTCCATTCAGGAGTTGATAAGGTCGTTAGCTTCTTTCAGAAGTGCCTCAAGCTTCTTCTGCTCCTCGTCGTTGGCAGGGTCCTGCTCCTCCGACTTGGCACCCGAATCCTTCGGATCTTCCTCTATATCCTCAAGCTCTCCAAGGACTCCCTGGAGGAGCGTGATGGCTTCTCTGATGGCGTCAGCATCCTTCTTGCTGTTCCGCCTGCCGGACTTAACATCCGTGACGACCGCGTAAGGATTTGCGGGCGTTGGTGTAATGGTTACCTCGAGCAGGCTAAGTTTCTCTAATACCTGTCTGATATTAGGATCTGCTGACTTTTCGTCGTCGTTCGGTTTCCTTGCAGCGTCAACCCCATAAGCAAACGAAAACTGATATACAGATCCCTCTTTTACAAGGTTCCGCGCCGCCTGCGCCTTGGGCGTATCATAAAAATGAGCCGTCATAAGCGGCCCATTCTCATCATCTTCAATATTGTCCACCTGACCGATGATCAGCTCCGGATCATCCATATTGTGGTTCCAAACAAGCGGGAACGGCTTCCCGATCTCCCGCCTTGCTTTGATCGTCTCGTCAAATGCGTGAGGGGCAATGATATCCCCATATGCGTCAGCTTTGACGTCGTAAGTGCTGAAATACCCAGTCACTTCACCCGTATCCGATACGGATTTAATTTCAAATTGCTTTGTCTTGTAATTCATCGGAATACCTCCAAATGTAACCGCCAGCGGTTTTGTTTTTTCCATTACAGACGCCGACTATACCGGTTTTTGATATTCCCGTACTGACACCGGCCTCTTTTATGCTCTTATAGCTACGGATATAATTTCCGCATTTATCAAACTGTGAAACACCGCGAAAACGAGAATCTACATAAGGTTCTATTTGTTTTCTGCTTTCTAAATCAGCAAACCTCCAAATAAAACCTGCAGCTTTTCCTCTATTGCCGTTGCACACCTCCGAAAGATTCCGGATATTTAGATCCCTTTCTGCTTCAGATATTCCACGCCACCTACGAATAAATTTCCCATCAAGTGAATACTGATTTACAGCACGAAAACAGTCCCCAATAGTAACAGGCTCTATATTTTCAAAACCGTCTGTTTCGTCGGCATAACGCCACATGAAACCTCCGGCCGTCTTAGCTCCATAGCTGTTTTGACATGCGCGTTGGATTCCAACGCCTTTGTATTTTGCTTTCGCGTCAGAGATACTTTTCCACTGACGAATAAAGCGACCACTCAAATCATATTGATTGATCGCTTTTGCTTTTCGATATTTGGCATTTGGGTTTTCTTCGTGAAATCGAAGCTGTGCAAGTCTATCTTTTTCGACTGCCTCTACAGTTGCAAACTGTCTAACACCGCGATCCCGGTTCTTTTGGAGTTCTTCCGGATCTTTAAATCGTCTTTTTGCGGCGGCACTCATATTTTGCCTTCCGACCAGTGATACAATAAAATTTCCGTCTCCGCCGGAAGTTGCGTTGTATCCTTTTCCCTTATTTGTTGTTTGCCATAAATCAATTAACGCCTGTTCCCATTGACAGGCCTCGTCTTTGGTGAGATCGTTTAGGATTACTTCATGCTCAAAACCTTCCCACCCGTATTTTTTTATGGCATTTCCAAAATAACCGTTATAATTACGCCCGCTGTTCCATCGCCTTATTGGCTTTTGACATGTTATCCCTACATACCGTTTACCGTTTGTCTTGTTCGTATGAACATAGACACAGTATTTCTTTTCCATAACAACCCTCCATTGTCATGCCCTCATAAATAAATGGCCTTGAAGCGGATGAGGATTCCGTTTTCGTCCCGTCGGACTATCAAGGCCAGTTATTAACTCAAAGTAATGACTATCTCTGTGCTACAATTACAACCTGCGCTTTCGTCAACATCCAGATTCTCGTCCCCTGGCCAAAATGCCCCATTACTAAATGGTTCATCAACGGGAACTGTTTCACCATTCATAAGCGCATGAGACGGTCTCGGGTTCGTTCCCGTCACCCAGCGCTTCTCGACGGTCTTGTGGAAGCCCTGCTGCTCTGCCTGCTGCGGAGCTTCGTGCGTTGCCGCCCATCCGGCGACGCCGATCGCAAGGGACCGCCCGAACGTCTCAGCATCCTTACTCTCGCGGACCTCGAATACGTGCGCAGGAGTTTCCTCCTCGTCGTCAATAGCGGCCTCGAGCTTCCGGCGTGTCGACTCGTTGATCGCCTTCGCGCGGCCTTCCGCTAAGGTGCGCAGGTATTTCCGCGTCTGCTCCTTGCGGTACTCAGACCCGATCGCCTTCGCGACCTCTTCGCCGTGAGCATCCGCGACCGCGTCGATCACCGGCTCGATGTCATCGGCCAGCTCCTTGTTCCACCGGTCCTCGTCCCACCACTTAGCGCTCTTGGCGCCGATCTTGGGCAGGACTGCGCGCCCCTGGCGCTTCCAGAAAGCTCTGAGTACGTCGGCCATCTTCTCGTCCTCCGCTTTGGAGGATCTGGCCTTGATGCGGAGCTTCTCGGCTTCCGCCTTCGCGCGCATCTTAGGCGCCGACTCGACCGCCATGGGCTCCTGCTCGTCCATGTGTGTGTCCTGAGGAGACGCCTGTCCGCCCTCGACAACATTAAGAGGCGTGATGATCTGACTTCCCTGACCATCCGGAAGCGGCGGCAGGTTGTTGTCTGCTCTTGCCTCGTCCCTGGTCATCCAAGGACCGCCGACGGCAGCCTGCAGGATCCGTGCCCGCTCCTCGAAGGATCCCTTGAGCTTCTCGGTGAGGTCGAATTCCACGTATGTGTCTTCCGGATCCGCGCCGATCATCGGCAGCAGGAAGGCATTGATCCTCTGCTGCAGCATCTGGAGATCCGGGCCGAGGCATTCCGCATAGAGCGCCCGGGCATTGTCTTTGCTTGACGCATATGTCTGCGTGTCCGTGTGCCAGATCAGTGAAGGGTTGACCCTGTACGCGGCTGCACAAGCCTCTCTTGACAGCTTGACAGACTCCATCCACTGGGACTCCTTGAAGGACGTCTGAAAAGGCTTGATCTCCATGCCGTCCTCGAGGAGCGGGATGCTGCCGGCCTTAGATCCTCCTGCGCCCCACGCCTCACGGAATGCGTCGACGAAGCGCTTGCGCTGCTCGTCGTCCCATGCCTGCACATTTGCGGGCCTGATGATCTGCGCGTTAAGCCTTCCGGAGGATCCCCACAGCTGGCGCCTGAACTTGCCCGCCTGGATCTGTTCCTCCAGCGTCTGCCTCAGCGCGCTGATCGGCGACACATAGCCTCCAGGGTTGCCGGGGCTGTAGGTCTTGAACTGCACGAAGTCAGTGCTCGGGATCTTGACCGGAGCTCCTGAGCCCTTGGCGACTACCGTGATCGAGTCCGCCATGTAAGCGTTTTTGCTCTCGGTCCCGATCACCCACTCACTGGGGACCGGCCATATCTGCCAGCCGGATCTGCTGTCCGCATCAGGCAGGACGAGTACATAAACGCACCCGAACACGTAATATTCGATCATCATCGCGCGGATGAACTCGAACTCGGTCATGGCGCTGTTAGGACGCCACAGGAGACGCGCTGCGGGGCTCTTGCGGTCTCTTTCGCGGTCTGTCTCACCGTTCCGCGTGTACACGTTGAGCGGGAGCTGCGCGATGCTGGCAGCCAGGAAGTCGACGACTGCCTTCAGGTTGTCCTGTGACTGATACAGCCTCGACGCCGTATAGTTGAGCACGTCCGTCGGTGCATCGCTCCCGAGGCCGTAAATATAAACTTGCGGGCGGAATGCAGCCCGCCATCTTGTTAATAGATTCGGCATATCCGCCTCCTATCAAACAAAAACGACCTGCGCCCCGTTCGCATACGCTGAGGCGTAGATCTTCTTCTCGTCTTTCTGTACTTTTGTCGCCGCCGCGAACGCGCAGAAGCAGGCGAAGAGCGGCGCTATATCGTCCGGGCTCTTGGCCCGGTCAGGGAGCTCGATCCCGCCGCCGATGTTCCTCAGCTGCATGGTCTTTGCAGGCAGGTCGAGGACGGGCTGCTGCAGGTGGTAGACCCTGACTCCGCCCCTGCTCTCGTCTCCGTTCGCGATCACGGCATCATAAAAGCGACCCCACCCTGCGGTGAGCTCGCTTCCTTCGATCGGTATTCTGTTGATGCCCTTAAGCGTGCAGATCTGCTCTGCCAGGCCGGAGACCGGAGCCCCGCGCGACTGGAAGGACAGGTTCATCGGAGTCTTATAGGCCCGTGTACGGAACCAGTCCTCGACCCAAGCCGTGCCGGTCCTTCGTGCCACAACCTCGATGTGGTAGTTGCCGTCAGTCCGCATACCGCATACCGCGATAGATGCCTGCCTGCGATCCGCTGACAGGTCGATGCCATAGAAGAGATCTGACTCGGGTGCTATGAAGGAACCGGTATCAAGGCCCGCTGCCCAGGCTCCGTCAGGGAAGGGCGCGGGAAGGATCGACTCGACCTGCTGGCACATGCACTCCGACCGGAATTTAGCTTCCGGGAAGGTCTTACGGTTTGACATGAGCGCTCTCTCTGTCAGGTAGCCATATCCCATGGCGGGATTTGCCTGCGCGAGCGCCTCGATGTCATCGGTCGCCGCCCCGTCCTCTGCAGACCACTCAAAGAGGCCCAGCGTTGTCGCATCGACGTCGCCGCCGTAGTCGTTTGTCTCTGCAGTCCCGTCGATGTCCGCGATCGCGGTCTCCCTCAGCTGTCTGAGGACCACGCTGTCCGGATCTCCCGCGTTACTGAAGCAGACCACCATGCCGTTGGGCTTGGCATTGGTCGACGCCACGGAGGCGGACCAGGTTTCCCAGTCACGCTGCTCACGGACCTCATCGAGAAGCACAAGGTCATTTGAATCGCCACGGCCCGCCCGTCTCGTGGGTGCGCCTACCTTGTACTGACGCAGGCCGGTGAGGACCAGCTTCTTGGATCCGTTCGTCCTGCCGACTCTCTGAAGCTCTGCAGACAGCTCCGGAATGCTCTCCTGGTCCTGTACGACTGCCTCCCAGACCTCCTCGGCCTTGTCCAGGCTGAGGGATGTGCCGAATACCGAGTCGACGCACAGGACATTAAGAAAGAAGGACGCGATCACTTCGGAGAGGACCGTCTTTCCGTTCTGCCTGCTGATCAGGATCAGCACCGTCCGAAAGCGGAAGCGCCACTCGCCGTTAAGATCTCCGATGATCTCCATCATGTGGACCAGAGCCCACTTCTGCCAGGGATACAGTTTTTTGCGGAGGACTTCCGTCGCGTAGTCGATACAGGCGAAGCCCAGTGATGTCTCCGGAGTCAGCTCGCGCAGGGGAGGAGTCCAGAGCCTCGGCTCTGTCTTGCCCATCATTTCGCCACCTTAAAGCGGGCGCGGATGTTCTCGAGAGAGCTGACCTGCGCTTCGTCCTTCTTGCCGGTGATTTCCGTATAGGCCTTGATCGCCGCCGCGAAGTCCCTGACCATCGCCCTGTACTCCTGGACGAAGGGGTTAGGCCTCGGCACCCAGCGGCCGTCGCCCATCTCTACCTCGATCATGAGCGGAGCCTCGAGGAAGTCCTTCTCGTTCTTAATTAGCTTCTCCCGCATAGACAGGATCGCCTTCATGAGAGTCTCGGGACTCTGTTTATATTTTTTTTCCTGTCTTGCGTTCATGGTCACCTCTAAAAAAAGTCTGATTTCTTCGGGGAGAGATCTTTC